CAAAATTACAAACTCAAGGATTAACAATAGATGGAAAAATATTAAATTTAGAAACACAACGAGTAAAAGCTCAAGATAAAGTAGCAAAAGCAGAAGCTGATCATTTGAGCGCAATATATGCTTTAACTGAAACCGCTTTAAAAGGGGATAAAGACGCAATATTTGCAGCTAGTCAAAAAGTAGTTATGTTTGAAAAAGAAGTAGTACTCCAAAAACTTCTTAGAGACTTAGCACTTGAAAAAGTAGATCTCACAGAGGAAGATTTACGAAAACAGAAAGAATTATTACAGATTCTTAATGCGCAACAAAACGCTCAAGCAGCAAGTAATCGTTTAAAAGTAGCCGAAGATCTAATATCTAAATTAGGAGGAGGTACTCAAGCAACAACAACTCAGAGTAGAAGATTAAGATTACAAAGGTTACAGCTAGATGTTCTAGCTGCGGGAATCGCTGGCTATAAAGCCGCAGAAGCTTACACCACAGAGTACCAACGCAGAGTTAAAGAACTAATGGACACTAAGAAATATACACAAGAGGGAGCAGAAGCTCAAGCACGGTTAGAAACGGATGCAGACGAGGGCGTAGCTCTTAATACGGCAAAAACCAATATTATGACAGCAGGAGCAGCTCTTACTGCAGAAGAAAATATTGGACAGCAGTTGATTAGTAACAACCAAGCACGTTTAGACGAATTACAGATCAGAACTGACACTAATTATTTTAACCAAGAAGAAATAATATATAATGAAATGTTATTAGCTATGGGCGAAAAAAGGTATCATCTTAGTGAAGATGAACTATGGATAATTAAAGAACAAGCCAGAGAACAGTATAAATTAAATAACATTATTGAGCTTAAGAAAGGAATAGCAGATAGTATTGCTAATAATATGGCATCCGCATTTGCGTCCATTGTTGACGGCTCTATGAGTGCAAAACAAGCCTTTGGACAAATGGCAATAGCAATTATTAGAGATATTACTGCAATGATTATTAAAATGATGGTTATGAGAGCTCTTATGTCTGCTTTTGGAGGTAGTTTTGGAGGGCCTGCTCCTCCCTGGGCAGGCGGAGGAGTAAATCAAGCGCCTGTGATTCCAGGTGTACTGCCTGCTAAAACGGGAGGAATTTTTAAGCCTGTAACAAGCTATGCAACAGGAGGTATTGCACGGGGTCGTGAAGCAGGATATCCTGCAATTCTTCACGGCACAGAAGCAGTAGTTCCTTTACCTAATAATAAAAATATTCCTGTAGAGTTCTTAGGAGGGCAAGGAAGCCAACAAAATAATGTAACAGTAAATGTAAATGTTGATAACGCAGGAAATAGTGAGGAATCAGTTCTAGGTTCAGCTTCAGGCGCAGAAAATTTAGGACGCCAGATTTCAGCAGCGGTACAGCAGGAATTACAAAATCAAAAACGATCTGGCGGTATTCTTAATCCTTATGGAGTAGCATAATGGCAATTGGATTCACAGCTACAAATGTAACAGATAGAAAAATTAGACCTGATAAAGGTTTCGCAAAAAGTTCTGAGCCGGCAGTTAGAAAAATTAAATTTGGCGATGGATATGAGCAGAGAGCAGTAATAGGAATAAATAATATTGCTCAAACTTTTAAAGCAAATTTTTCTTCCCGAAGTAAAACAGAAGCAGATGATATTATAGCTTTTTTTGACACAAACGCAGGAGTTACTGCTTTTGACTTTACTCTGCCTGACACTAATTCTACCACTTCAGTGACAGCCACGGTTGATCTAGGAGGAGAAAGTCCTAGTTCTACAACATCTTATACTTTAGATGCTGCAACTACAAATTTAGACATATCTCCTGGAGCTACAGTTACAGGATCTGGTGTTTCAGGAACAGTTAAAGTTTCATCAATAAGTGGTGTTAGTCTAACTTTAGATACAGCTCAAACTATTGCAGATAATGTTACCTTGACTTTCACTAATCCTAACGAGAGAACAATCAAAGTAATATGTACTAAATGGGACTTAATGTATGTAAGTGGAGACTACTATACAATAAGTACTTCGTTTGAGAGAGTTTATGAGCCATGAGCAAAGAGTTATCAGTAGATCACGCAAAACAAGAGGTTTCAAGCGGCTTTGTAGAATTTTATGAGCTACAGATAGGGACAGGAAGTAATAATATATTATATTTTCACCCAGGTAAAAACGAAAATATTCAAGATATTACTTATGATGGAAATACTTATATTGCTATTCCTATTTTTTTATCAGGTGTTGAACTAACTGCATCCGGAGCTTTATCAAGGCCTACATTAACAATAGCAAATGTTGAATCCATAATTAAATCACAATCAAAGTTTAAAACTCAAATGGAAGACGGAACGTGGGGAGCAGTAGTTGATAGTAACCCAATTACCGCAACAGAATTTAAGTTAGACCATTTGATAGGAAGTAGACTAACACGACGAAGAACTCTTGAAAAGTATTTATCTAGTGATCCCGCAGTAGAGTTCCCCATAGAAACTTATATTATTGATAGGATTGAAAACAGAGACAGTTTATTAGTTACCTTAGAATTAGTCAGCCCTTATGACGTATCTGGGATAAGAATTCCAACCAGAGTAGTAATTGGAAAATATTGTCCATGGCTATATCAGGGTGCCTCCACAGAAAATACCACAAGAAAAGGTGCTTGCTATTGGAAAATGCACAGTCAATATGTGAATACAGACGGTACAAGTAGTATTTATGTCACAGTTGATGATGAGCCTTTATTTAAAAAATCAGCAGTAGAAGGATTAGGTACTGGAGTATATTTTGGAAGTGGGATAGATACATCTAATGGACATGATTTAAATGATTTTGTAAAAGTAGGAGGACAATACTACCGTTCGAGATCAGCTAGTAATAGTAATCAAGATGTTACTAATGCTGTATATTGGACTCTTTGTAGAGTATATACTGTTTGGAGTAATGACTCAGGAAGTACAAATTATACAGTAGATGCAAATGATACTAGAAAGAACTCTTATGTTTGGCATGGTAATACAGTATGGAGAGCAGTAAAAGCGCACACCAAAACAGCAACATACACGCCTGAGCTAGGGTCTTCCCATTGGGTACGAGCTGATATTTGTGGAAAATTATTAAATTCATGTAAAATGCGATATCAAGCTGAGAAAGCAAATACAAATACAGGAACAGATTTTATAACATCTGATCAATTAAATACTGATGTTAGTTTACCTTTTGGAGGGTTCCCAGGAAGCAGGAAGTTTAGATAGTGGATTTTATTGAAGAGATACGAGAACATTTTAAAAACGAGTACCCTAGAGAAGGATGTGGAATACTAACTGTAGTTAAAGGTAAGCAAAAATGGATACCTTGTACAAATATTGCAGAAGAGAATAATCATTTTATAATTGATACAAAAGAATACTTAAAAATCGCAAGAACTTCAGACATTGTAGGAATAGTACATAGTCACCCAGACGAAAGTTCAGAACCAAGCGAACTTGATATAAATAATTGTAATGCTCTTGGTAAAAAATACTATATATTTAGTTATCCGGAAATGGACTTAACCGTAGTAGAGCCAGAAATAAATACTACTGATTTATATGGACGAGAATATGAATTTGGGGTAAAAGACTGCTTTGAAGCACTCAGAGATTACTTAAAAACTCAAAATATAGATATACCACCAAGAGCAATGTTTGTAGAAGATTATTGGGATAAAGAAATTGATTATTTTAATGATAAAACTATTTCAGAATGGAATCATAGTCCAGTCTCTTTAAATGAAATCAAAGAAAATGATGTGTTAATTTTTAGAGTTTTTTCCAATATTAATAATCATTGCGGAGTTTATTTAGGAAATGATATATTTTATCACCATGCAGAAAATAGACTATCTTGTAGAGAGAATTTATACCCACAATGGAAAAAATGGCTAGTAGGAGCTTATAGATATGCAGCGTAAATTATACTTAGAAGGAGAACTTGGAGAAAAATACGGACATTCAATGACCGTACATGCCGAAAGTGTTAGTGATGCGCTTCGACTATTAGAAGCAAATAATCCAGATTTTAAACAGTATATGCATGATTGTAACGATAGAGGCATTGAATTTGGAGTCGAAATTGCAGACGAAGAAATAGAACATGAAGACGAGATATTACTACCTATTAAAACTGGAGATATAACTGTAACAGCAATTCCTGCTGGAGGCGGTGGTGGCTTCAAAAAAGTTTTAACTGGACTTCTTATTGTTGCAGCAGTAGTTTTAGCTCCATACATGGCGGCTCATGGCATTGCTGGAGGATTAAGTGCCTTTGCAGGAGTCGCTGGTCAAGTAGGCCTTTCAACAGCCATAGGATTTGGTTTTACAGCCACAGGATTTATGGGATTAGCAATAGCAGCTGTTGGTGTAAGTATAGCAATGAGTGGTTTGCAAGAAATGATGGCACCTGATCCTGCTACTGATAATGACCAAGAATCGTCTTATTTATTCAATGGAGCAGAGCAGAATTTAATTGAAGGAGATCCTGTTCCAGTATTATATGGAAGATTACAA